TTCCCAACGCCTTTATATATAACGAATATAAACAAGCCCATAAGTACACAGCAAAAAGAATATCTGCTTAATGCGCCTAAAATAGAAAATATGGGCAACTTAAGGGGTGAGGATGGGTATATTTTAAACCAGCCTATGTTTGCTGAATTAAAAGATTTCATCATGCAGTGCATTAAAGAGTATGTTGATAGCGTTTACGCAACCAAAGATTTAGATGTTTACATAACGCAGTCTTGGGCTAATTACACTAAGCCAAAAGAGTTTCACCATAAGCATAGTCACCCTAACAGCTTTATATCAGGTGTGTTTTATGTAAACGCAAAACCTAAAGAAGATATGATTAAATTCTATAAAGAAAGAAGTGCTATTTTTGATTTTATGCCAAAGCAGCCAAATAACTATAACAGTAATGATGTAGCTATTCTTGTAGAAACTGGCGATTTGGTTTTATTCCCTTCAAACTTTGTGCATGAAGTTCCGCCAACAACAAGCAATGAAACTAGAATTAGCATTGCTTTCAATACTTTTATTCGGGGATATATAGGCGATGAGAAGTCCGCAACCGCCTTGTATTTACACTAATGAAAATGAATCTACAAGAATATGTTGCTATTTATAGCGTAAATAACGCAGAAGTATGCAAACAACTCATTACTGAAATAGATAAAGAGACGTGGGAAAAGCATGCATATAACAACCCACTAACTAATAAAAATACTACATATAATGATGACCTTGAAGTATTAAGCCAAGATAAGGTGTCCAAAGAATATCTTGCAGATATAATTAATAATTGTCTTAATGAATACCTAACAAACGTTGTACCAAACCAATTTAATTTGCAAGGATTATGTGATGTTAGATTTAATAAATATCGCGTTGGCACGCAAATGCGACCACACCACGACCACATACATACGTTGTTTGATGGTGAAAGAAAAGGCGTACCGATATTAACAGTGCTTGGGTTACTTAACGATGACTTTGAAGGCGGCGACTTTTTAATGTTTGACGATAAAAAATTAAATCTTAGTGCGGGGGACATTGTTATATTCCCCTCAAACTTTATGTATCCACATTCAGTAACAACGGTTACTAAGGGAACTAGGTATTCATTTGTAGCTTGGGGATGGTAATGGAAGATAACATAGAAGAGATACAACTTACAGAAGAAGAGATTGCAGCCGCACGTGCAATACAGCGTGAAAACGCTTTTAACGGCACAATCACAAAAGGCTGGGTATGGAACGAAGAGGCAATATCCTATGTTCCGCCGTTTGCTCCACCTGATAATACGTACCCGTACTTGTGGAACGAAGAAACCGAAAGCTGGGATGAATTTCCAGGATACCCTAGGGACGATGAATGAAAACGCTTACATATTTATTAATAGGTCTTTTACTTGGTGGGTTTTTAGCCGTAGGAGTATCGTATGCGGACGAAACAACAATTAATTATAAAGGTCAACCTGTCCCCTCTGCTATGGCTCCTTCAATGTCGGCTTTCAGTCAAGATGTTTGCGGCATTGGTGTCAGTGGTGCTGTTAACGGGGGCGTATTTTCTGTAGCTGGTGGCACGATGATTACCGACAACAACTGCGTCCGCTTACGCTGGGCTAAGTTCTTAAGTGACAGCGGCTTGAAAGTTGCGGCAGTATCTCTTGCTTGTGCAGCTACGCATGAAAACTGGGTTGCGATGGAAATGTCGGGTTCGCCCTGTCCTATAGGCGGTGCTATTGGTGATGCAGCAAGGAAGGCGTGGTATGATTTACACCCAAAATGGTTTGAGGAAATTTATGGTAAAGACTTCGTGCTTATCACTCCTCTGCCTGATTCTTCTAAGGAGTAGTTATGTTTATGCATATTGTTACGCAACTCAGTGGGCGGATTACGGCCCTGTTTACTCAAGCCTTGGCGTCGCTCAAGGCACTACTATGCAAGCTTGTCAACAACTTGCGTGTCAATATTACCCGGGCATACCAGAATGTGGTCAGCCTGTTCAGCCCCCTTGTGTTGACATTGTCGAAAATCAAAGCCTTGTTTGTGAACCTAATTACTCAGGTGCAATTAATCAAACAAGGACTAAAACTTGTAGTAACAACCAGTGGACAGATTGGGTCACAACTTCTAACAACTGTACGCCAAATCCCCCAAGCTGTAATCCAAGCGTTCAAGAAAGGCCAGTAGCATGTCAGGACGGGTTTGTAGGGACGATAACAGAACAACAGACAACGGCTTGCCCTACGCCATACAGTCCGCCTGTGATATCGCCTTGGGTGGAAACAATGAACTCATGCGTCAAGAGCCCCACCAACGTAACGAACATGAGCAGTCCGTTGAATCCAGTCAGTCCAATAAGTGCGCCTGCGACCCAGGAAGTAATGCAACCTGCACCTGCACCGGAGCCACCCCCATTACAAGAAGTACAGTCGGACACACCAGCTTCCCCTGCGCCCACTGCAACGACTACGACCCAAGATACATCCGCTCCGCCGCCGACTACATCGAGCGGGACTACGCCGACTACGTCAACGCCACAAGTTCCGAAGGGAAAAACACTTGTTCCGGGGTTCGGGATAGTGATGAGCTTAGAAATTTTAAACAAGCCGATGCAGAATCAATCGATCCAGTTGAACGACGCATTGGCATACCAGCAGGAGTTACCATATGAGCTTAGAGGAAATCAAGGATTCTTACTCGAACTACTCAGCGAAAACGCTATTAGTAGTTCTTTTTGGAGTATTAGCGCCGATCGGTGGAACAATCTACGTAGGCATAACGACCTACAACCGAGTTATAGCGGCGACTGAAGCGATTGAAGCTGCTAAGCCCTACGACGACGCTGAGTTAAAAGCAGAAGTCAATGCCCTAAAGGTTCAATTGTCTGCACAACAAGCATCAGTAAACGTAGTTAAAGACTCTATGGTTGTTACATCTAACCAGCTCGTATCAATGCAAGAGAAGGTATCTAACGCTATTGGCACTGCCAATGAAGCTAAAGCAATTACTAACGGTAACGTGCGTGAAACGGCTGCGTCTTTGTTGGGTGTGCGTGAGGAAATGAAAGCAACCAGAGAAGGCATTGAATCACAACTTAAAGCACTTAAACGTGCCACTTCTAACCCACTAGGAAATTAATTATGTTATCTATTATCTCAGGTTTATTAGGTATTGGGTCTTCTGCCCTACCTAGCATCTTAGGCTTCTTCCAACAAAAGGGAGACCAAAAACACGAAATGGCTATGGCTCGTTTGCAAACAGAACGGGAGGCCGCTATGGCCGCTGCCGGCTTTGCCTCACAAGAAAAGATAGAAGCGATTAAGCTAGAGGAAATTGAAGTGCAGACTTACGCGCAAGAACGAGAAGCGTTATATGCGCATGACATGAAAATCATGGACAAGGCTTCTCAAGCTACCGTAGACCTAAACGCAAAAGTACGTCCTATAATAGCGTTTACTTTTGTTGGCTTGCTTGTATTAGTAGACCTTGTTGGCTTAGGCTGGGCAATATATACTGGTGTTGAGTTTACGACGGCAATGAGCTTAGTCTTTTCTGATGATGAAATGGCAATTGTAAGTAGCATAATTGGCTTCTACTTTGGTTCTCGTCAATGGGAAAAGCATCGTGAAGGCAAGTAAAGAACTGATTAAAATGCTTAAGCACCACGAGGGCGTTAGGTACAAACCGTATCAATGCCCTGCTAAGCTTTGGACAATTGGTGTTGGGCATGTGATGTACCCGGAGCAAGCTAAGATACCATCTACTCCAGAAGGTATGGCTACTCGTAAAGCGTACCCACTAAAACCACAAGATAACCGTAGATGGAGCGAAGAAGAAGTTGACTCAATACTGGCTAAGGATGTCGTACGATTTGAACGAGGGGTTGCCCGTTATCTACCTATACGACTTTCACAGAATGAATTTGATGCTTTGGTTAGTTTTAGCTTTAACCTTGGTCTTGGTGTACTTCAGCGGTCAACCCTCCGTCAAGCGCTTTTGCGCGGGGATAAAGTTATGGCTATGCAAAGTCTTCTCAAGTATAATAAAGCCGGTGGTAAGGTCTTGAAAGGACTAGATATACGCCGCAAAGACGAAGCAGCACTGTTTAGGAAAGAATAACATGCCATTATCCAAACTTGTATTTAAACCAGGGATTAACAAAGACCAGACTAACTACGCCTCTGAGGGTGGTTGGGCGGATATGGATAAGGTTCGCTTTCGTTCAGGCTACCCTGAAAAGATTGGCGGATGGTTAGTGCAGACGTTCCAACAATATGCTGGCGAAGCACGGCTATTATTTCCTTGGGGTTTAACTACAGGCGCTTCAATATTATGTATAGGCACAAATGAAAAAATATACGTA